TGATCCATTATTTCACCACCTTTCCGAGAGCGAAGCCGAGTCTCCGCTCGACGCTCTCGCTGGCCGTCTCCCGGATCAGGCTCTTGAGGGAATCCCCCTCCAGCCTGCGGATCTGGGGCGGCGCATCATATTCGACCGTTTCGACGGGGACCTCGCGGCTCGTCTCGTCATCCACCGACAGGTCTTCGATGGATTCCACTGACCGGCTTTCGCCATCGTCATCTTCCTCGCTCCGCTCTCGCATGAGCGTGAAAGTCTCTTGCACCGTTTCGCGCACGGTATCCACGACGACCTTCGTCATCGCGGCGAATAGCTCGCGTTGCTCGAGTGGGACCTCGGGAATGGCTTCTCCAGCCCCCATCCGTCCAGCCAGGACGGTCCAATACGCCTCCTCGAACATGGACTCAGCGTCGTGAGCCCTGCCCATCAACGCTTGGGGATCGGCACCGATGGCGACGATGGACCCTTCTTGCGCGCGGGACTCTTCGAAGTACATGCCCCAATTCGCGGGGCCCTCGGTCCCGGGCGAGACGTGTGCCGGGTGATCCTTCCCGAGCGTCGATCTGGGGACAAACTTCCCGAATATCGGGTCCCAGCGGATCGACATCGCATCGAGCGTCCCTTGCTGCACCATCGAGGCAAATCCCTTACGGATCGCAAGAAGCGGGTCATTGGGATCGCCTTCGAGGTCGAAACGCCCCGTCACGCGCAGCACTTCGATATCGCCGTCGCGCGACTTCACCGGATCGACGATTCGGCCCAAAGCCGGAATTTCCACCGTCGAATTGTGGCGAAACAGCATCGGCATCGTGACAGGAACGGTCATACCCCGGATCGACAGGATGTGACCGTCGGAGGCTTCCCCCGACGTAGCGAGAACGGAACGGAACTCGCCGCGGGTAGCGGTTGACTCGCGCTCGATGGCGAAATTCGTCCACGCTGTGACTTCTCGCCCCTTCGGCTCGGGTGTCTCGTCTTCCATCTCGTTACTCCTCTTCGCCGGTTTCTGCGACGAATACCGGCGTCACAAAGCACCGGCAGTTGATGAGGTCCGCCGCCGGGAGCGACGGGTCGAGGGGAAACGACGCACGGGCACCGCTCCCGAGAGTGAATGATTCTTCGAGGTCTACGATCTGGCCTTCGGTCGCGACGTGCGAATCGCGCACGAACTCGTCGAGGCTGGTATTCCACATCTTCCGCTCGACCACCTGGGATTGAGCGAACGATTCGAGCTGCGCCATTTGGGACGCCTTGCCGACTTCGGTGCGGGCGATCGTGCGGGCCCGCTTCCGATTCGAGATCACCGGGCCCATTCGCTTCGCGAGCTGATCGACGCTTTCGCCTGCGGCGGTCCCTTCGACCAACGCCCGAGCGATCTTCCGGCGCGTCGTCGCGTTGACTTGCTGAACCATCTCGGCGTGCATCTGCTCTAGTCGCTGCACGACGATTTCGTTAAAGATGAATTCCGCTTCGGGGTTGATGATTCCGAAGGTCTTCACGGCATTCGTGCGAAATATCTCTTGCTGGAGGTCGAAGATTTCGACCCTGAATAGCCGCACGAATTCGTCCGGATTAAATACGTCGTCAGCTCCGATGCGCGGCTCGGGGATCGCCTTCTCCAGCCGTTCGATTGCGATGCGTCGCTGCTCGGCGAATACCCGGGCCATCGCCTTTGTGAATTTCCCCGTGAACTTCCGCTCGTTCGCAACCATGCGTCGCCACTGGGCTTCTGGCGAGAACTGATCCCGAATTGCCTTCGACACGCCTCTGTTAATCGTGCGGGTAGTGGGAGGGGAGCCCCGTCCGTCGTCGTCGAGATCCGACTCGGATTCGAGCCCGAAATCCACCTCCCCGGTATACGGCACGTCGGAGAAGCTCCCGACCGGATCTTCGCCATAAGGCACGGGGTCCATGCCCCGCTTCTCGCGGATTTCGTTGATGGTGCGGACCTTCCGATCGAGGTCGCTTTGCTCCTGAACGAGATCGAAATCTTTGTCGGGATCTTGGAATGGCTGGAATCGGTAAACGATTCCGGCATCGAATTGGGGGGCGAGTTGCTGATCGAAGCTCCGCTCAATCCGATTCGCGATCGGAAGAATCGTGTTTCGATCGAATACAGCTCTGTTCGCCTCGGCGGCGGCGCGGTTCACATCGACCACCATACCGGCAATCGATCCCGGGGTTCCCATTGCAGCGAGAAGTTGCTCCTTGGCTTTGTCGCCGAGAAGTGCGGTCCCTGCGGCATCGGCATTACGTCCCATCTCGTGAACGCTGAAACCGGGCGGTGCGATGGCGGGGATGCCTCGGCCCTTCCCCTTCCGTCGATGATTGATCTCGCGCCACGTATCCCGGAAGGCGTCGCGCTGGTCCGGTGTGAGCGCGGGGGTGTCGGATGACGTCTCGAAAATGGTGCGCGGCGTCGAGTCGTTGCGGAAGTCTTCCTCGACCGAGCCAACGCGGAACGTCTCCGCGTTATAGATCGACGCTTGCGGCGCGAGGTCACCCGTCGACTGGTAAAGCTGAAGGGGATCGGGTCGCCAGATCCGCACGACTTCTCGAGGCTCGAGCGGGATCTCGCGGCCATTCGTAGCCGTGACGATGTAGCCCGAGATCACATCTTTAGCGCCGGGGACTGGATCGACCCGGTGCGGCGGCATCGGCCACAGTTCGCGGGGGACGCCCATCGCATCATGAAGCACCTGGAAATAACCATTTCCGGTCATCTTCACCCACGCGCCGACGAGCCCGAGCATGTCGGCCATCGTAAATATCGGGTTCGGGTTCTGGATGATCGCGTTTGCGGGATGACCCTGCGGTAGCTCCGGGTCGTCTTCCGTGTCGTCAACGGCCGCGTGCGCGCGAAGGTCGAGAGAGGCGAGCCGGTCTGTGATTGGCCGGAGGCCGATGGCGACCCACCCGCGGATTTCGGAGAGGAGCGACTCCTCTGTAAAGCGGCTACCCGCGGAGCCCTGGAGTCCACCGACACGGAGGCTCGTCTCGTGAAACGTGATTGCGTCGTCGTAACGCTGAGCTCGTTCGGCGGCTCGTTCGGCTGCCAGTTCTTCCACGAGTGACGACGGCAGATATAGCTCGCCCATTCACGCGGCCCCCTTCATCAGATCGAGTGCGTCATCGAAGGACATTCCGCCGCCGGCAAGCTCATTGAACGCGCCCGCGATTGCATCGCCTTGGTCATCATGCGAACCATCGGGCAAAGATTCCAATTCGTCAATGCAATCGGTAATCCACGGCCCCTCAATGAAGGAAACATTTCCCGCTTCACACTGGCTCGCGAACGGTGCGAAGCGAACGAGCTTCGATCCAGTGGCGCGTAATCCGCGAACGTCGAAGCCTGTTAGTAGCTTCGCGAAATGCGAGATCGCGATTTTTCCAGAAGACCCGGGTTCCTGCTCGATGCGAACCGGGACGGTGTTGCCGTCGAGGCGGGCGGTGCCGAGCATAAGCGAATCGATTCCTTGCGGCGAGATCCTTTTACGCACGAGAGGGCCGACAAAGTAGTGGCCGTCCTTCTCCCAGACCTTCGCGCCCACCGTCCAATCGGGGTCCGCTCCTGCCTTCGGCTCGGTTGCTGCGAGGTCCCAAAATCGGACGGCACGGGCATCGGAAGGCGGGGCTTCGACGATCTCGACCCATTCGCGTTTGAAATAGCCGCCCGACTTCCTCACGGTCCAATCCCCATTTAGAAGTTGCTCTCGGGTCACAGGGTCGAGGAGTTGCAACCCGGCTGCGTACTCTTCGGCGTCGAGGTAGGGATTGTCTCCTAACTTCGCAGGAAGAAATCGGCGGGCGTCGTTTTCTTCCGTCAAGAATCGCCGCTTAACCCAATCGTGACCAATGCCGCCCGGGTTCGAGCCGGCTCGGATTCTCAACGGCACATCACTCAAGACCACGCCGGGGTCGGATGGCCGACGCACGCGAGAGATCAGATAGCGATACTGATCCTCTGAGAATTGTGTGAGCTCGTCGAATCCAACGAACTGATACGCGGCACCCTGATAGTTGTATTTGTCGTTTTCGTGTTGGATGTGGCCGAACTCGATGCGCGCTCCCGATGGAAACGTCCACATCGAATCTTTCGCGCTCCAAATCGCATCACTCCCCGCTAACCATTCTTGCGCTCGAGGGATGAGGCCGTCTGCTTTCGCGAGCTGCGGAAACGTCCGACGCAAGAGGAGTGCCGCGTAGCCTGGGACGTTCACGTATTGAAGCGCAGCCATGAGCAGGTAGTCGGATTTGCCGCCGCCTGCTGCGCCGCCATAGAGAAGCTCGCGAATGTTCAGAAGCAGCGCGAGGCGTTGCCTCGGGGTCGGTTCGTGCGGAGCGTAGCCAGCGTGGGGGTAGTGCGTCGCGCGCCGGATCTGCGCCTCGACCTCACTCGTTATCGGGCTCGGGATCGGACTTGCCATTGATGACCTCCGGGACCAGTCGGAGCGTCTCTACGAGTTCCTCGATCGGAACGGAATGATTGATCTCGAATGTCGGCGGCTTCCCGAAGTCGATATGTTGCGTCTTCGGCCAGATCCGGTCGAGCACGAGGGCGATGACCTTCGTGTTTCGCTTCGTGATTATCTCGTCGACGATGATGCGGGCGATAACTTCGAGCCGGTCGGTCCCCTCACCCTTCGCCCCCTTGATCTCCTCTTCGAGAAGGTCGAGCACCCGACCTTGCAACGTCGCCTTCTTCGGACGGCCGGCGGGATTCCCAGACTCGCCGGGCTTCCACATCTTCTCCCGCATCTTCGGGTGTTCGCGCGGATCAGGTCGAGGCATCGAGTCTTACCGCCTTCTCTCCAGTAAATGCCTCCCATCGGGCGAGGATCACGTCGCAGTAGTGGGGGCTGATCTCGGTCGCGTAGCAGATCCGGTCAAGCTGTTCGCAGGCTATGAGGCACGTGCCTGATCCGCAAAATGGCTCGAAGACATCCCCCTGGTGGTTCGCGATCGCCCGGCGGAATAGCTCGACGGGCTTCTGCGTCGAGTGCCCGCCGGGCACGTTCTCGTCGAGCGACACCTCCCAGACGGTCGAGGCGTTATTGTCTCCGATCCAGTGGGCACCTGATCCCTTGCGGACGGCGTACCAGCAGGGCTCGTGCGTGAATGTGTAATGACCGCGCGAAAGAGGGAAGTTCGTCTTCTTCCAGATGATCGATGCGCGGATCTGGTAGTCGGCGACCGAGAGCGCCATTCCGGCCTCGACCATAGGATCGCCGCCCGCGCACCACGAATAGATCACGTCGCAGCCGCAGATCTTCCAGACCTCGGACCAATCGGCGCGGTCGTCGTTTTGCACCTTGCCGACGCGACTCGCGCCATAGGACAGGTGGCCCTTCTCAGCCGCCTCGTTCCTCCAATTCGGATCGTACTCGACACCATAGGGCGGATCGGTCACGCAGAGCGTTGGCTGCGCCTCGGGAATCCAGAGCCGGGCCAACGTCCCGGGGTCCGTCGCATCGCCGCACACGAGCCGGTGCTG